GTCACCTTACCCACCATGCCCGTGGTGTCGAACATCATCACCCACTCGCTGCCGGTGCCGTACAGGAAATCCGACTTCTGCAACGTGAGTTTCTTACCCATGCGTCCATACAAAAGTTCAACATAGAAATCGCACTCTTCCATGTTGAAGTTTGGGTTCTGAGAAGTGACAATGTATTTCGCCTTCTCTCCTTGTTGAATAATAGATAATTCTGCCATAATAAAAGATGCTTTTTATTACGGCAGAATCATTGCTTTTGGTTTACTAAATCACGGCTTTACAAGTGCCTCTTCGAGTTCATCAACCTGGGCGAAGTTCCAGTCATTCGACAGGCACAGACGATTAAACACGTCGGGTTTCATGGTCTGGATATTGATGCCCGCATCCTCGCCCGACAGGTCCTCGACGGCTTTGTTCACGAACTCGGCGATGTGACTCTCATCCTCCATTTCGGCCTTGGCCTTCTCGATAGCGTCGTTCACCGCTTCGTTCATTTCGGTGAAGACGGGTTTCATCTGTCTAAGCAGACGGATGAATGCAATCTTTTCGTCGTCGTTCATTCGCTTCATTGATGCTACGCTGAGGAAGCGATAAAGCTCAGCGATTCTTTTCTTGGTCATAGTTCCCTTGATGTTTGATAATGTAAATGTTACTACGGGCGCGACCATATATAATCGCGCCCTGTCTTTACTCCTCGTTCGCGCCAGTGATATTGGCTTCGATCTCGTCGATGGCACCCCATGTCAAGTTAGCGTCGCGGCGACTCATCTCCGACAGGCTGTAACGCACCTCTCCGTCGCGCACGTAGCCGTTGAAGTTTCCGATAAAGTCACCTTGCTGGCCTTCGTTGTTCTTATACACCGAACCGCTCACGCTTTGCAAGCCGTTATTTGTGGCATCGAGCACGTAGGAGCCCTGCACCATCACATTCTCGTTCTCGTAAGCATACTGATTGTTCAGTGCCGAGGCAATAATGTTGAATGTACTCATAATTTAAACGTTTAAAGAGTTAATATTAATGTGAATTATTTATGTCGTGATTCTTGGCGACGATGCGCTGACGGCACCATTGATCTGCACGGTCTCTGGTGCATAACTTGGCGTGGCATACGCTGTGATCTTGATATAGGGGTCTTCGTTCTTGGCCACTGCCGGCTCTACATAGATATAGGCAGGATTGCTCAGAGACGAGAAATTCAGCAGCGCGACATTGTTGTATGTTGTACCGGCATTTGGCATCGACACGTTCACCGAATATTCAAAGTTGCCTGTATCTGGGTTGACGTAGCTCGGTCGCCCGTCGCTCGCAATCTTCAAATGTATGCGCACGTCGCCGTCTGGGTTCCAATGGCCCGATGGAGTGGTGAAGCTGCCGTACACCGTACCGCCTATCTGATACTTGTAATATTCTCTTCCGTCGTTTGGATTGATGACCGGCGTGTTGCTTGTCAGCGTCAGCGTCACGCCAGGGCCTTGTATGAAGCCAGTCAGTCCGGTGATACCACCCTGAACGAGGTAGGCCACGATGTCGTGACGGTCTATATTGTCGTCGATCTCCAGCGAGTTTGCGCTGAAGTTCGGTGTGGTTGTCAGCACGGAGTATTCAGCATTAATGTCCGTGTAGGTGGTTCCGTCGTAGACGAACGACGGGAATGTGCTATACAGAAATGCAATAAAGCGGAATGTATGGCCTGCACGGGCTCCATCGTGAAGGAGTGCCACCTCGGGCGAAAGCATACCCGACTGTATAACGTTTGCAGAGCGCAGTATCACCGTAGGCACCGAAGAGCTCACGCTATTCAGTTTGTGGCGTGTCACCACGGCCACGAAACCGCCCGAAGGCTGGTCGATGTCACGAATGGCGAAACCGATATAGGAACCACCGCTGTAGAAGTTTAGAAACTCAGACATGGTGATACATGTATCAGGATTCCAACCTCCATTAAGATAGTACGAGTTCACTCCGCTATTCACATACAGAGGCAGACCCACTCCTCCATTGCCGTCGGTGGTGTTGTAGGTCAGTTCCATCCCCTCCACTCCGAAGGCAAACGGGGCTACGGCATGGATGTCATAGCCTGGACCTGTAGGGTTAGCCTCATTGATGAAGTCGGTCAGTCTGAACGGCTCGTTCTGACTGCCACCTCTCGGTTTCAAGTATTGCCACTTGCTATGCGGATCGAGGTTGATGCCATCGAACGTGATAGATGGTGTGATGGCTGCAAAACCGAATCGCGCACTATATCTGTCAGACGGTGTGCCACCTTGCTGTGGTGCCAGCATCACGATCTTCGAGTTTCTGATGGGCTTGAACTTCGCCATCGGATTGATGGTCGCCTTCTGGCACAGCGTACCGAGGTCGTTGTCGGTTGTAGCGAGCGCACGCTGAACGTCGAATATGCTCACCGGTGCTTTGATTACTCCGTCGATGTAACTCATACTCTATACCATTTTCTTTAATATGTTAATCTCGTTTCTTAGAGCCTGATTTTCCACCTCCAGCAGACGAATGCGTGCCTCATGATCCACCACCTTGCGGGCCGTAATCACTGTAGACACTAAGGCCGTGGCAGAATAGTCGAGAGACAGGAACCTGTCGAACATTGGAGAGACGGCATTTGGTAGTACCGACTGCCAATATTGCGCACTGGTTCCTACAAACACGTTGCCGTTAGGTTTCTCGTTCCATGTGTAGTCGAAGATAGGGGCCGATGCTACGGCATCCACGCTCAGATAGTCGATGTATCGTTGTATCGTCTTCAGGCGAATATCAGATCGGGTGCTGATGGTATTGCTCGACTGGATTCCGCTGACGCATTCCAAATACATCACATTGAGCGTAGATTTCAAGTGCGACTGCGAATAGGTTACACCCTGGGCTGGTGAGTATGTATCTTCAAACAATGTGAAATGATTGACCGACAGCGTGCCGTAGGTGTATGAGTTCAATACGTGCAATGACGAGAACATTAAGCTCGATGTGCCAAGGCCGTACTGCTGATTCGCGGTCGGTGTGATGTTACCTGCCATTGTCAGGTTGCCTGCGATGCTTCCGCCGTATGCACGAAGATTGGTACAATAAACGCTTGACCATCTCTTTGACTCTGCACCAAGGTTTACAGAGTTGTTGCTGCTTGGTGTGAGGTTGCCGGTGATGGCTGTCGAACCGCTCAGAGGGATATAATCGCCGCTACCTCCACCGCCGCCGGAGTTCGATCCGAGGGCACTGACGTAGGTGTCTGCATAGAAGCCGGCATTAATCAGGCGAACGCCGCTATTACTTGAGTCGTATTCAAAATATACTGAATCGGTCAGGTAGAGCCGCGATGTCTTGGTGTAACCGTTCACGTCAAGTTTATAGGTTTGCGAGATGGTAGATGTGCCGATACTTACATTTCCCGATAATTTGGCAAAGATAGCATTGTTGATTTTCAACACCCCGCTTGCGTCCTCGATGATACGCGAGGTGTAGTCGCTTGTCGATCCGTTATAATGAAAATCAATATAACCACCATGACCGGCACTGCCGCCTATCTCCGAGAACTCCAGGCAGGTGGCCTGCGTGATGTCGCCCTTCACCGCAGCAGAGCCGTCGAACGACTGCCCCCAGATGGTTCGCGCCGTAGAGAGCTGAGCGGCTTTCGATGAATAGGGCACGGTTATAAAACCAGTATTTGAGCCGTTGATAGTCACGCCTATCTTGTCGGCATTCGTACCAGTGCCTACCACGATGGCGGTCACACCTTCCGACTTCAGCAGATAGTTGCTTAGCGCGTTATAGGCCGATTCGCCGTGACTGATATACGTCTGATAGGTAGAGTCGATGGCGATAGTGCCGCTGGTGGTGATGGTGCCACCACTGAGACCTGTGCCTGCCGTGATGCTTGTCACGCTGCCGCTGCCGCCACTCGTGCCGTATGTCCATTGGTTATTCCGATACACCAGCGTTTGGCCATTCGACGGGATACCGAGACTGGCGTTATTGATGCTTGCGAGAGGTTCGTTTAGGGAAATGCCGCCACCGCCCTGCTCAGAGTTCTGACCGAGTGCCGACAGATATTCCTCAGCCCAGAAGCCTACGAGGGCTTTGATGTTCGAGATGGTGGTGTCGGTATCGTTTGGCTCCACCTGCACGTCTGGGTCGCCAGAGTGCTCGCCAGGTCCGTAAATCTCGAAGATACGATTGAAGAAAGCCTTGCTGATATAGTTTTCCTCGACCCACGATGCAGATATGCCGCCACCTACTCCACCACCGCTACGTGTGGATTTTGAAGCCTCCTGGCGGGCTATTCGTCTGATTTGGTCTTCAGTCAGTTTCATGCCGATTCGAATTTATGCCAAAGCACCTACTCCTACAAATACAAAACTTCCCGTGCAAAGGTTTCCTCGCGTCGCTGTCACCTTATAGGTCTTTAGTATGGCATTGCCAGTCAGATGGGTTGCGCCACCCTGTGTATTGGTGCAGATGGTGAGCGAATAGGTTTGTCCGACGGTTAGCTGATTATTCTCATAAAGGCGGTTCTTTATGTCGGCTTCAGAGCGAATCAGGAAATTGGTAGTAATGCTCCACTCTTTGCGGCCTGATATAAACGACTTCCATTGCCCTGTCGTTGGAGACGATATTTCTATCACCTCGCTATCCACCGTGATCTCGTTTGTCTTGGTAGCAGCAATGGCGGTGCCACCCTTCTTGATGATGATATTGTTTCCGTTGGTTGCCATAGCCGTATTAATCTAAGTTTATTAATTGCAGTTCGTTCTCTTCTTCTCGCCAGTCGATGCTCTGCGATAGGATGCCATAAGTACGCCCATCGTTAGTCACCGACTCAATAGGCTGTGCATTCCCCTTCACCCTGACTGTCAGCAACTCGCGCGACTTGTTCATTATTGCAGCGCGACGCACCACACCCAGTTCATCGTATTTCGTAGATACATATCCGTGTGCTGATGTCAGGGCTGCGCCCGCTCCGTACTGAGTGCCGCGGCGGGTGGTGATGGTGCAACCAATCATGTAGTCATCGTTATATAGTCCTGACAGCAGACGGATGATATTGTTGTGATCGTAGTCTGGCGTAGGCTGCGATATGTCGTTCGTGCATCTCAATACACCGATTGACAGATTGTTGATCAGGTAGCCGATCACCGAATAGTCGCCAAAGTCTTCTGTACCGTCAGCGTTGCACAGCAGCTCAAAGTATGTCGTATAGTAACCTGCGGCAAGGCCAGTCGGCATGTCGATAGCAAATCCGCTGATGGAGTCGAGCGACTGCTCGGCCCACAAATCAATCGTGTAGATGTCATCCTTCATGGTGATGTTGCCATTATCGACATTGATCCAACAGATGCTCTCGGTTGTTGACCACGTATATCGGGTGGCGGGCGATGCCGTCACCTTTTCGGCTTTTAGCCAGTAGGTGCCTATACGGAATTTAAAGTACACCCGCTTCACGGCCTCGTCCTCACCCCTAAAGTATTCCCTCAGTCTGAAATTGATGTTCAGCGCAGCATATTCGTTGGCATTGAGATAGACATAGGTAGGTATATTAAACTTGATGGCCGAGCTGGGAGTGTTCGCCATTGTCTTCTGCGACTGCACAAAGAAGGAGTCATCCCATGAGAATCCGTCGCGTACCACTTGGTCACTCTGCCCTACTCTCAATATCTGTCCGCCGTAATCATTCAGGAAGTTGATCCAACCAACAGTCTGGGAACCGTTTTTGTAGGGTAGTATCTCGGCGTTGCCATTGAACAGCAGTTCCTGGGGATGGCCTAACGGCTCAGTTCCGTAGACAGAAAACATCTTGAAGAACTCCGACACGGCATAGATACTCTCCACCTTGGCCGAGTTGGTATCGAACTCGCCTTTAATACGACGATACACCTTTGAATAACTTTGCTTATTGTTAGCACCACAAATCGTAAGCGAAGCCAGGGTGTGGCTGCTGTATTGGGTGGGCCGAGTGCTGCCAGCAGTATCTATGTCGTAGTAGGTCACGTTGGTGTCAGGATATACCACGAAATAGAATGTATCCTTGTATTCGTGCAGACTGATGCCGAAGTACTGACAGAACTGCTCGACGCACTCATAGAGCGATATGCACTCGTATTTGTTGGCCGTGCTTCGCTCGTTACGCTCCGGGATGGTCAGATACTCGCGGAAGTTATTGTTCTGCACGTATACATCCTTTACCGGCGTTTCCTGCGGGGCAGTGATATAAATGTTATTAGGGAAGTATGTATTGATGGTCCGCACTAATGTAAACAGGCTTGTATATCCTTCGTTTTGGGTAAACATTACTCCCTGCATAGCCTCCATCACCGACATTAAAGGTATCTCTATCTCGTATGGAGTTGGTCCCCACTGCTGACTGTATTGTTCGGGTCGCAGGAATCCCATCCACAACGTTTCGTGGCTGTCACGAAACACTACGGGGCGATCCGTTGTCTGAACGGGCCTGATCTGATTGACAATGGTAGAGTTTTCGACGATAAATCTGATATATCCGCTCTGGCTACGGATGGGTACATACATATCCTCGTCAATATCTTCAGAGGTGGTAAACGGGCTTGCGGCACCCGTCAGCTGTGTAGCCGTACCGCTGAAGGAATTGTCGTAGATGTCAACGTAGTAGTCAACGTTAGACAATGATTTGAAATGTATCTGCCAACGTACTGCCATAGTTTATCTGAATCTTGTGGTTACATACTCGCCGCGACCTGTACGGCGACCATTGTTATTGATAGCCAGTCGGATGTCCTCGCCCTTGATGGTGGCACTCAAATTGAGATCATGAATATTATTACCTTGGAGCCCTTGCGCAACGTTTGCCTGCTGCGCTCTGTTCAAGATGAGCTCGCCAGCATCGAGCATCACAGGACCGACGTTATCACCACTATAAGAGTTACCTCCGACAATACCACCATTGGCGTAACCTGTTGCCTGATGGATTGAAGAAATTGTCGTGATCATCGAGGCTGTAGATGCAGCAGCAGCAGCAATAAAAGCCCAAATGTTTGATTTTGTGGTGCTATCTGAAGACAGGGCACCAGCATAGGCTTGTGCTACTGTTGCAATGGCTTGTGCCACGATACCCATAACTTTTGCGCCTGGGTCTTCGATCTGCGAGAGCGCGGAGCCTACAGAGCTGATGGCACTGGCTGCGGTTTGAAATGACTTAGCCGAGTCTTTTGCTTCTTTGTTGATTTCGCCCGTCGGCACCACGCCTTCGGCTTTGTTCAGTGCATTGAAAGCATCGGTTAGCGATTGAACAGAATCCACAGCTTCTGCCGATCCACTCTTGACGGAATCGACATAAGCCTGCCATGCCTCAGACGCGCCTTCTATTTCAGGGGCCTTGAATGTGTCGGCACTCAACGTCGCTTTCGACATGGCTTTCTCCCATGCCGAAGAGATAGATGCTTCGAGTTGCGCTTCAAGTTCCTCGGGTGTCAGACCGCCACCACCTGTACTACCACCACCGCCGCCTGAACCACTTTTGAGGTATCGGGCGTCGCTGAGCAATACGCTGGCGGCACCACCACGGGCTGAGAATGCGGCATTAAGTAATGGTGCATACTCTCTGCGCCATTCGTCGGTGAACAGGTCGAGCAGTTTTTGATTGATGTTTCTGGTGTCGTATGACGTTACCGAACCTTCGTCGTAAGAGCCTCCAGCCTCATAAGTGACACCCTTGCTACCCTTCGCGCCTCGCCTCATAGCCATGTACGAAGCATCGCTGCTGAAGGTACGCATCAGGAAGTCGTAGTCTTTCTGGTTCAGTTTGATATTAGCATCTTGCAACTTTGCATCTACCTGCGCCTTGAAAGCATTATAATTCAGTTGTGATTCGGTCTTAAAGGCTTTAGACAGCAGCCCTTCAAGTTGACGGAGTTCGGTTTGTGCTGCCTGACCTTTCTCGCTGTTTGCACCTTCACGACGGATGATGGCCTTCAACTCTGTGGCGCGAGCCTGCAACCGAGTACGCTCAGGGTTGATAATGGTCATGCGGGTCTGAAGCTCATCGAGGGCGTTGTAGGCTTCTTTGGCTTTTGTTATCACCTCGCCTATGCGACTGATAAATCCTGAGAAGTCGCCATTATTGAGTGACTGCAAGAATGAATCGTAAACACCTTCAGCAGCTCTCACAGTCCGTCCCCATTCATCTACGTTGCTTTCACAACTGAAGAAGGCATCCTTAGCCACCTTTACGGCTATGGTTGTTACACCAAGAATGCTGCCGAACTTGGTCAGTTGCTCAATATTCAAACCGAAGGTTCCAGCCACCCTGTCGAGTGCATCCCTCAGTCCGCCACCGCCATTCAGCGAGTCGTTAATATTCTTAATCTCGACATTGCCATCCTGAATGCGGCCTTTCAACTGATCGAGCGACGCGGACAGTGCCTTGCCGAATGGCGATGCCTTCTCTTCATCCGTCAGTTTGTTGTATTGCACGCTCAGGTCGGTGAAAGCCTTGGTCATCTCGGTAATGCTGCCCTTGGCCGTCTTTGATACGGTTTCCATCTGCCCGAGGGATTTCACAAACTCCTCAACGCCATCATCCAACTGTGTGAGCGTACCGCCAGCCTTGCGGCACCCGTCGGCATAGCGTTGCAACCCTTCGGCTGCACGCTTCAGTTTGTTGTCGTACTCCTGGGAGTCAACTTTGAGTCTGAGAATTGAATCTGCCATATATCGTTATTTCTTTTTGTTCAGGATGTTTTCGAGTTCGGTGTCTATCAGGTTGGCGAGTGCGTCAACGGCCCTTACCAGAGCAGGTTCACCCGCATTGCGGAAGAAGTTGCGTGCTGATATGGCTCCACGATTACCCGTATTGGGGTGCTTGTTCCATCGGTCAACCTTGCGATTATCGTTTTCGGTGAAGTTGATGACACGCGGACTGGTCTTAGTCATACCGTCGTTTACCCATCTGAGGATGAAACCACGATCAAGTGCATCGTATGACATGATGCGAGCCGTGCGCGGCGAACGAAGGCGACGGTTGCCACCGCGACCAGTAGAGCCTTTGCGTGGCGGATCGTATGAAGTAGAGCCGTGAGCCTTGCGCGAGTTGTAGATATTGATATTGGCACCTAATATCTTTTTATAGACGGCTGTACGCACGGCACGGGCCGATCCTCGCGGGTCGTTCTTGATAGCATTGCTGGCAGCTTCTACGACCTTTGCACGGGCCTCTTTAATCACCTTACGGATGAGTGATTGCAAGGCTTTTTGGGTCTTAGGATTCGTGGAGAGAGCCTGCTCTAAGACCTGCTTCTGCTCCAGTACTACGGTGTCGTTAACTTCAAGTGATACCATACAATTAACCACCGATTCGCGGTCGTGGGTTTACCATGTTTTTCCGTGTTTTCCGTGTTTTCCGATGCTAAAAAAGGGGTGACGCTGCACCCCAGTCTCATTACCAACTAAAAAATAAAAATAACTAAAATTTTACACACTATTAATCTAAAACAATAAAAACCATAAATAAAAAAAATCCAATAACCGTGATTATGTGCGCTGCTATCTCAGCAGTATAGATTTTTCGAACATCGGCTTCGACTTGTCGAAGCACTTCTTTCCGTCCTTGACGATCTTGTACCCCTTGACAATGACGCCGTTCTCGTATATCTCGAATATAGTCATCTCCGCATCATCGTACAGGCGCACCGACTCCTTGCCCTCAATGCCGCGAGGCTTGCTGAGCGACGGTAACGCCAGGTTCCATGCCGATGTGCCAATAGGCGTCAGGCTCGCCTTCGTATAGCCAAAGGGCTGGCCTGCGGGCACTATGGGGTAGTCATGATTGTCTATCTTGAATTTTTGCTCGATGCCGTTGCTCATGTGCGAGTGGCCGAAACTATACAGGCAGTTCTTGTACATGTTGTTGAGTTTATTGAGGAAATAGAACTCGATACCGGTAAGGCAGTTAGAGCCGACAGGGATGCCGTTTGCGTCAAGCTCGTCTGCGGGATGTATGGCCGCATACGACCAGTTCCCGTCCTTCGGAAGACCGACACCATTGCCGACCTTGTTCGCCATATAATGATGGATAAAGGGAAAAATCTTCTTGTCTTGGTTATTCTCGATAATCTCCTTCAGCCATATCAGGCTATTGGGGCTATAATACTGATAATCGTACGGCCTGTCTTTCTCGCTATAGCCAGTGTCTGCCACAAACTCAACCATTGCACGGATGTATGGGTCGTCGGAGTTGATATCGATAATTTTCCGCGCCCTTATCATTCTGTCATGCCACTTGTCGTTCAGCGGCCACACGTCATCTCCGTAGTCCACGGAGAGGTGGATGAAGATGTTGTTATCCTTTTTCAGGAAGTAGTTGAGCTTGGAATAGGCATTTCTCATGCCATTGCCAGTATCCCAGCCCGTAAGGTAGTTCTTGCACTTTCCCCAGTTGTCGTTGACATATTTCTTTGTCATACGCATGGCATCATCGGAAAGACGGTTCTCGGACGGTACCAGCTTTCCCGTATAGCCAGCTGCCGTCGCATAGTCGCAGACGTAGGCGTTGTAGGCAAGGAAATGCATGTCAGCCTGACCTGTGAGCGTCGATTTGCCCGGCTCGAGGTCAAACGAGATGCGGTTGCGCCCATTGGCAACATAACAGTTAATACCATTTCCGCTCACGTTAATCTGGGCGATGCGGTCGCGGACAGACACATTGTGGCCGTCGATGGAGTTGTAGTTGGTAAACCTGTCAGGACGGATGGTGTCGCCGTTTCGACTCTCAAACATTCCGTAGAAATCATGGTTGCCCACGCACGAGAAGAATCTAAGTCCATAGATCTGCCAATAGTTCACGTTGTAGATGTCCATGAACTCCTTCGAATCATCTTCGGGTGTTCCCAACTTCGGGGAGCCGCTCTCGATGCTGTCACCAGCCGACATGACACACATGATGCTCTTATCCGCGCCGCAGATGTCCATCATCGTGCGGAGGTCTTTCTCGTCAGACCAGTCATCGGTCTTCTCTGGGGTGTTCTCATCGTTATCGACATAAAGGTGTACGTCTGATGCCACACAAATATTATACTGATGCTTTCCCAATTCTTTTGTCGGCTCTGGCTCTGGCTCAGGTGTAGGGGTTGGCATTGGTTCTGGCTCTGGCTGTGGCTCAGACGTAACCTCCACGATGAAAGCTGCCTCGACAGTATGCTCCGCATCATCAAGACGAGCCACCGCGTCAGGGTTGGCAACAATGACAAAGTGGGTGGTGTCTTCATGGATTTCCACCTCATAACTAACAGTCCTCACCTTCTCCTGAAACTTGATGATGTTTTTCCATCCATTAACTTTTCCGTTCTCATAGATGGAGGCGTAAACAAACTGGTCGAACAAAGCTCCGACGTTCACTTTCTCACCTGCTGCTGCTCTGATCTTATCAGTAGACAACATAATACTGATTTCCTTTGCCATAGTTCCTTTGGTTTATTATTTCTTCAGTAAATTGTCGATCACCTGTTTCCTGTTGTTGCCGTCGGC